GCATAAATTGGCTTTGCGGTCAAACTTATAAATAAGAATAGGTATAAAGTCTTGACCAGAACTTTTAATAACCTGATCCCACCATTCTTGCCTATACATATTAGTATTGCTCTTGCCATATCTCTTACATTCAATAGCAAAGTTTCTAAAGTAAATATCTGCTAAACCAGCTTTCCATGATTGGTCAAAGTTTCTTGATACTCTATCTTCTAACCCTTCTTTGGCTAAACAGTCATTGATCTTATTAACAATAAGACGTTCAAATGCAGCACCCTTAGTTCTTGAATTGATGGGCATTAGTCTTTGTATAAATAATAGAGTCCAGTAATCATTAATACTGCTATGACTCCTATTGTTGAAAAAATTACACTTAGCACTTGTTGTATAAAATCAATCATCTTTTAAGTTAATTAATTCTTCTCTACCACTTTCATACTTGATGTATTTGTAATGCTCACCAGCACCTTTTTGGTAGTAGTAGACTGCTATGTTCTTATCAGCCTTTTCTCTGGCTAATCGTTGTCTTTGCTCTTCTACAGTTGTAAAAAACTCAGTCATTTGTCTTTGCTTCTTTATGTGAACAAATGCCTAACTTGATTAAGAACTCACCAGCTCCTTCAAGTTTCATGTAGTTCTTATCTGCAAATTCTTTTAATGCAGCGTGCATATCTGGTGTCAACCAAAGTGCCTTCTTTTCTTTAATATCTTTATTCATATTTATTTATACTCTCCATTTTTTATTTTATACATTTTTATAACTATTACAATTACAAGTTTGATATTTATATATCATTGTTAATTTTTTTTATATCGTTAAATATGTCAATAAACAATTCTGCTGGTATTTGACTTCTTAAATAGTCTCCTTTTAATCCTTGAGTTCCTGTTTGTGAACCTCTTGGTGCTGGTTCGTGATGGCAATTTTTGTTGCCATTAAAACACATTTCTCTAGGTTTCCACCCAACCCACAAATCAGGGTGATATAAAAAGTTAGTCCAAATATCAGTAGGTTTCATTCTTGTATCACCATATTTACAATAACAAACTGTAGCTCTATTAAAATCTTGCATGAAATCTAGCTTTCTTAATTTACCTCTTGGGTTTTCTATAAACCAATATTTAGGTTTTAAATAATTAATTATTTCAATTGTCTTTTTAACTATTGCTACACCTAATTCAGCTTTTTCTGTTTTTGGAGTATGGTCTTTATTCCAATGTCTACCAATAGATGCAACAGAAAAACTTGTACAAGGTGGACTTGCCCAAATTATGTCAGGCTCGTAAGGTATTTTATTTATGTCAAAATCAAATATATCGCATACTTGATCTATAGCTTCAAAATCTTGGTTATCAGTTGTATAAACTTTATGACCTAAAGTTTCAGCTACTTTACTAAAACTTCTACTACCAGCAAATAATTCTAATACCTTCATTTATTTTTCCTTTTTTATATCTATTACACTTACAGTTTGATATTTATAATTTATAATCAAAAGTGAAGGGCAAATGCTAAACTCTCCATATATCTAATACTCTCTATTTAGCTACTTGCCCTTCTCTTAACCAACCCTCTTAATCTTTACATAACCAGCTCTACGTTCAGGTGCTGCTTTGTATTGCACCTCTTTAACTTGAGCTTCTTTAGCTGGCAATGTTTTCCATTCCAGAACATACTCTGCTGCTCTAGCTTTACTATGATTACCCATAGCCATCATAAGATCAGTCATTAACTCATCATGCTTTTGTTTAGCTATTTTCTGAGTTTCTTTTAATGCTTCAATCGTATCTATAATATCTACTGTATCTGCATCTAAGATCTTTTCATTTTCATCATCACCATCACTAAAAATACTTGCTGCGTGTTCTGGGGTTTCTGGCGGATAGTAGTCCTCTTCTTCTACCCTTCTATCAAAGTCCAATACAACCCTTGCCAGCTCACCTTTAAACGCTTCATCTTTTTTGTATATGTATATGCGTAAATCAGTTGAACTAAAAAGTACAACTAGTATTCCATAATCTGCATTAAGTATATCCATGCTCGCGTGTAATTGATCTACACCTAAATACTTTGGCGGTTCGTCTACTGAAGGAAAGTCTGAGCTGCATTTACATTCAATAGGTATGTCTCCATTTAAAATTAAATCCTTATGTCCAACTATATAAATACCATTATCAGGATCATGACTTACTTTTAAATTGACTGTTTTACATCTTCCATCTAGTGATGCTTGCAGTGGTAATTCAGGGTGATCTATTTTGTAATCCACTTCAGCTTCAAGTTCAGTAATACCTAAACGCCTTGCTGCTTCTTTTATTAATACAGGTTCTAATAAGTCTCCTGTTGCCTGTCTATTAGTTTGATTCCATGTATCTTCTAAAGTTCCATGCTTTTCTGCAATAGCCTTTTTAAGACATCCATGCTTATCAAAAAATCTAGCTCTATCAAATAACGCACAAGTTATTGATGATGTTGCTCTAAACCAAGTTAATTTACCTACCATTTTATAGCTCCTTATTTATCATTCTGTTTATTTCGTAAATAGAATCACGCACTGCTATTGGCTGATTAACACCAACTACTTCAATGTATGTTCCTGATTCATCTTTGTAGAAAGATTTGAGATTTGTGAGTGAAATAGTTAAACTATCTAAACAACCTAACTTGTTAAATCTAACAGTTCTCTTAGGTTGATTGGATTTATGTAACCTTTTAGATCTTTTACCTAATTCAGATAAATATATATTATGCGAAGTAATATCTGCCAAAAAATTAAGCTCTAGCTGTTTTGTCCCACTGCTACGCTGTTTGTATTTGACTGCTGTTCTGCACATATTATTTTTATCCTTTATAACTAACATAGTATTACGTTGCACCTTTATAGTATGAGCTGAATGGTTTGTCGTTTGCTTTACTCTTCAACTCTGTATTGGTACACATAACTTCGTATTGTGCTATGTGTAATTTATTACGTTCTGAATTAGGAGATCTTTGTATCTTAGCTAGAGTATTAACTAGTTGCTGTAATAGATCTTTTGCATCTATTATGTTCTGGTTTGATTCCAGTGGAATCGTTAGTCTTTTTACTCTATCTTGATAACTCATTTATCTCTCCAAAATTTCTAACTTTTAAAATATATAAAATTATTTATTTAAATACAAGTTTTTTTTACACATATTACCCTCAAACATTTAGCCTAATTTTTTGTGGGTATTTTTATATCTATTTTTTATACCTAAATATGTTTCGTTGTATTTACTATGTGCTTCATCATTTGTAAATGAATCAAATTCTTCAACTTCAAATTGTTTATATAGTTCTGCAAAGACTGTTCCAAATGTTTCCATAAATACAGGTGCAACTTCTGTCAGCGTTTTAAGTTTAGTCGTTGCATCTATAATCATAAGACGATTTAGCAACTTTGTAGGTAGAATTTTTCTTGTTCTACCATCACAGCCACAACGACAAATTTCTATAAACTTATGTTTTGTTAACTTTTTAAGTTTAGTTCTTATTGTATTTTCATTAGTCATTAAGGTATTACTTAATATAGTTATAGTTACTGGTCTATTATGAAAGTTCTCTGAATAAACAAATTTAAGTATAAAGTCAGTCATCTTGTCTATTTTCAAACCTGTTTGTTGTTCAAATGTTAAATGACCTTTTGCTACTAACACTTCATATTCCGCTAATGCACCTACTGTATTAATAGCTGTAAATTCCATATTTATATCCCCAAGCTCCCTGCTTTCTTTAATAAATTACGAACACCCATTGGTGTCCATGTATCTTTCCCTCTTCGTGTTTTTATATTTCTTGCCATAAGTGCATCAGCAATACCTTGAAGTGTTACCTTGCCATATCTTTGGATTTCTCTTATAACTGGCATGATTTCATTACAGTAATCATCTGCTAGTTGCTGTCTTGCTTTACTGGCATTAATAGTTGCTATATCTAAATTAACAGGATTGCCAGCCTTCCAACCTGTAGCTCTTTTTTTGTCCAAGGCTGTTCTTGCAACCTTTTTATTTATCTGAATTTGATCTACGCACTGTAAAAGCATTTGCGTTGTATGATATTTATAAACAGCAACATGACCATCTGTTTCTCTAATTGCACATACATAAGGATCATCACCCTCTAATTTTGAAACACTATTACAAAATGCCAAACTTCTGGGCAAGTGTCCTATGTTTGGTATGATTAATTTTGCAGATCTTGCATTGCATTTTTTAATAGCTTTTTCTAATTCAGGTTTATAGTTTTTACGAACACTCGTTTCAATAAACCTATCAATAATAGTAGATCTTCCTGTTAAGGCTCTCCCTAATAATGCATCACCCCTAGCCTTGTCTTTTGTTGATTTTATATACACAACAAATTTACCTATAGCACTATAATTACTTCTCATTCTTTTACTCCTGCTACCTACCTTTTTTGTAGCTTTATAATTAACATTCCCTAAATATATATGAAAATATATTTATATACAAATATCTAACCTGTATATTTATAAGGCAATATTACCTAACTAGTCTCTTGTCATACTTCAATCTGCTATTAAAATTAGGTTTTACCCAAATATTGCGTCTTTTTCTAAATGCCAGATAAAGCATTGTTTTTATATATATTGATTTTAGGATCTTGAAACTTATAAATCCTAGTGTAAAAAATAATAGATTTTCCATGTTATTTACTCTCCTCTCTTAGCTTAGCTTTTTCAATAGCGATTCTTTGCCACATAAAGCTAGCATCTCTATCTTGTTTAGCTCTTAGCTTGTCCATCTTCTTTTCATACTCAGCATTGATGTTATCAAGTTGACTGAATAGGTTTTCTAGGTTCTCGTATCTAGTCATTATGCGACCTCCTGATTATCAAGATAGTTGTCTATCTTTTCTTGCACATCTTTTATAGTATGACCCCAACCGCCAAATCTTATTACTGGGTCGATGCTAACCTTTGAACCAGTCCAGTGATTTCTACCACAATCCCAATGTGAGTCTATTTTAAATCCTCTATACTTATAAACCGCTGGTTGATATTTAGTAGCCTTTTTATATATTTCTTTTTTATGTTTCATGTTATTTAACTCCATATTTATAATTAACATACCCTAAGTATATATAAATATATATAAATGTATAGTTTTTGGGTTAGATATTTATAAATTATTTTACTAAGGGATTTAGTACAGGAATTTCAGATAATTGATTTAAAGTTTCTTGAAAAGAATCTATCTCTATTGTTGGTGTTAATACATCAGCATCAAATGTGTAATAGTTTTGGCTATCAGTTGCTGGTTTAAATATCACCCTCTTCTCTGGCATAAAGACCATTGCAAGTATGTCTACGTTATATCTTTTATAAGTATCAGATAACTTTCTACCATTTTCAGATGCAAAAACATATTTACCCTTAGTCGTAATATTTCTTGCTTTAACTTGAACTGAATATCTTGCTGATCCTAATTCACATATAAGATCTGCTGGATGTTTGCTTTGGGTATCGTATGCAAAATCACAATATTCAAGCAGAAAGGTTTTAACCAGTGATTCTGAATAAGCTCCAAGTCTGGAGTTGTTTAGATGGTCTTGGGCTGTCTTTGTTGGCATAAGGCAAGCTGGCGTGAGTTATAAGCTGCTCTATTGGGTGTTTGTGTTGCATACTTGCTTCTAAGAAGCTCCTCAGATGCTTCTAACCAACAACCCATCTCCATCAATGCTCTTGTTTGTCTAAAGTTCATAAATCCTGTAATTCCCAATTGAAATGACATATCTATACATACTAATCTTGCACGTTCTGGCATGACTCTCCAAGCGTGCCATATTTTATCTAAGTTCTTTACTACTCTACTTAAATCATTTTCTAGCAAATACATAGCTTCTTCTTCGCTAATACCATTAGTCTCTAATTCAACGCCCTATGCCTATAGTTAATTTATCCTCAGAACATTTATAAGGATAAGTACGCAACCCTTCATGCCTTAACAGCATTTCTTTTGCTTTATCTAACATTTTATTTTGAGTGAACACCTTTGACTTTCTCAAATGTTCTAAGTGATGACATCCCAAGTAGGGATAAAAGAATTGTAGTAAGTTGCGTGAAATCAAACTCTAAGGATTCTAGTTGTAGATCTACACCATTAACAACAGCTATCCAAGTTGCTGTAGGCAATACAATGTAGTGTACGCACAAAGCAATACCGCAAGTATATCCAATGAATGGTCTCCACCCTGATACAAACCAGTTCCCGTTTTTCGCTTCTTCAGCATTGAGACTAATTTGTGCTTTATCCAAAGATATAAATTCTTTTTGTAAGTCATGTGATAATTGTTCTTTTAAATCCTTATCCTGAACAAATTTGTCCAGAACATTATTTGCTACTTCAGCAATTTTGTTAATACTCATATATTAGTTGTTAAATTAAACCTCTAAGAACTAAGGTAAACATACTAATTAGTATTGTTGTAAGACCAGCCAATAACCAGCCTTTCATACTATTAACTGATGCTTGTAGATCATCAGTTTTTCTATAGATAGTTTTCCAACGTTCTTGGCAGACCGCATCATGTTTTGCTAGATCAGCAGCGACATCATTTGCAGTCTTACGAGCTGGCATTATTTCTCTTCCACTACTTCTGCTTCAGCGTTAATAGCTCTGTCAAATGATTGAATACAAAGATTCTTGTATTCACTTGTAATGACATAATCATCGTATGCTTCTTGTAGCCTAGATAATTTTCTACCAACTACATTAAGTTTTGCAGCTATTGCCATTTGATCCTCATTAAGATCTGCAGCTCTATACTCTTTATCATTAAAAGTAATAATGACCTGATCTTCTGGTTTTTTAGTTTCTACGTTTTCCATATATAAGTTCCTCTCTTGGGTTTGTTATTTATAAATTAATTATATACTAAGATTCTAAAGTTTTTGTTAATGAAGTTGGGTTTTTTTGACTTTCAATTTGTAAATCTAAATTTGCTTCTAAATTAGCAACTTTTTCTTCACCCATAGCATTAATTACCCAGCCTTTTACCATAGATGATGTTAATTCATCAAAAGGTTTAAAGTTAGATAAATCAGATGTATCTAACGACTGAGTACCATAAGATGATGCAGTAAATTCTCCATCTTCTTTATTTACACGCCAATGCACGTTATAGATAACATTATCATGCCCTTCTTCTTTTGGGTGTACGTCAACTGTATTTACATTCCATTCCATATTATTCTCCTTTTAAAGTTTGTATTTCAGCTTTTAATTCATCTACTGTTGTAGATAGTTCTTGTACTGCTTTTATTAAGTAAGGAGTTAGTTTTCCATAATCCACTCCATAAGGATTTTTTGTTTCATCATCCCCACCCTCTGAGACAACATTAGGAATAATATCTTTTATTTCTTGTGCAATTAATCCTAACTCATGGTGGTTATTTCTTTTCCAATCAAATTCACGAACTTTTACACTTTTAATTACATCTAGTTGTGGTGAAGCATTTACAATATTTTTCTTTAGTCTTTCATCTGAAGTAGTGTTAAAACTTACACTTGTTCCTGAAGATGCTTGTATAGAACCGATTGCTCCATTTCCATCTGTCATATAAACAAAATAACCATTTGTAGCATCAGAATCATTTGGGAATGCTAATCCTAAACAAGCATTTCCAAGTGAAATTGAACCATCAATATCTTCAATCCTAACAACTCCATCAATGTTTGCATTACCACTAAAATGTGCTTTATGAACATAAGTTGCATTTGTAGAAGTACCAACCATTAGCGTTCCATTTTGATTAATTCGCATGGCTTCATTACCTAAAGACGTTCCAGTGCGGAACGTAAAAGCACCACCAGTATAAAAATCTGTTGCGCCGTTTGAAACACCTATCCCAGCTATCCAAGAACCATCTTCTTGTAATACTATTTTATTTGGTCCTCGTTGGGTATCTGAATAGTCATTACCAAAACCTATTCTACCAGTCATTGATGCATAAGCTGTTGCACTATTGGCACCAATACCACCGCCTACATGAAGTTTAAAACTTGGACTAGTCGTTGAAATTCCGACATTGCCCCCATTAGGCTGTAGATTCAGAGCGTAATTAGTTGCTAAATTAGATTTGTTAGTAGATTGTATCCACGCAGTTCCATTTGAGCTTGCATAAAAGCCCATGTCAAGGACACCATTACCTAAAGTTTGAGATACTCTTAAACTACCAGTCTGTGCAGTTCCCGATGTAGCAGGGGCATCAGCAGAACCTTGTACATCTAGTTTTACTAATGGATTTGTTTCTCCAATTCCAACACTGCCTGTATCAGTAAATCTTACCCTCTCACTTCCTGACCAACCAAAAGTTAAATCATTATCACCATGTACATGCTGAACATCCCAATAATGAGTTGCACTTAAACTACCTCTTAATCTTAAAGATGAATTATTTGTACTTGATGCAACTGATTCTAATACTGGTGAAGAACTTGAATGAACTTCTAATGCTCTAGCAGGACTACTCGTTGAAATACCAACCAGTCCTGCTTCAGTAATTTTCATTTTTTCTGATGATGCAGTTTGAAATACAATATCATTTCTAGCACCTGATGTTGATGAATTGGTTATTAAAGCTAAACCAGCAGTATCTTGATGTATAACAGATGAAACTGTATCGTTTGCTGAAAATAACTGTATTGCACCTGCTTTACCATTTTTATCAGATTGTATTGCAAGAGTATTAACATCTGTTGCGTGTTGAGTAATACTTGTTCTATTGATGCCTACATTTTTTCCATCAAATATAAAGTTTGCTTCGCCCTCTAGGGTATTAGCAGTACCACTACCTGTAATGACTCTATTATCAGCATTGTTGTTAATAGTAGTACCTGATGCAGTTGTAAATGATAAATTACCAGCACCATCAGTTGTAAGAACTTGACCGCTAGTACCATCTGAGACATTAATTTCTGATATGCCAACTGTATTTGCATCAATAGAAGCTGATAAAGCTACATTACCAGTTCCATCAAAAGAAACCCCTGAAGCTGTTATATCTCCTGTAATACTAAAATCTCTTGCAGTTGCTAAAGCTGTTGCTGTTGCTGCATTACCTGTAGCTGAAGCTGCAACTATATTTAAAGCATCTACAAATGATTTGGTTACTCTTGCATCTATAGCACTATTAGCTCTTGCATCAGTGTAATAAAGGTTATTAGTACCCTCGCTGACTGTATCAGTATCGCCCTGCGTATAAGTTAAAACACCTGTTGTTGAGTTATAGGATAATTGTGTTGAATTTTCGCTTATAGCAGCTCTTGATCTTGCATCTGTATAATAAAGGTTAGATCCTTCACTGAGGTTTGAAGTAGATTTAGAGCTTAAATCTAAATTAGCTCCTGTTTGTAAATTAATTCTAGTATCTGCCCTTGCATTGGTGAAATAAACATTGGTTGAACCCTCACCAATATCATCAGTATCTAATACAACAGAACCAGTTAGTGCATTTACACTTGTTACTGGAGATGTAGATTGAGTAAAGCTAATAACACCAGTTGAACTATTATAAGAAATATCACCAGTTGCAGATATAGCAGCTCTTGACCTTGCATCAGTATAATAAAGGTTAGTATTTTCAGTTAAATTTGCAGTTGTAAAATTAGATATGCTAGATACTTGTCCAGTAACATTACCTTCAAGATTTGCTACTAAAGTACCTAAAGAACTTAACGTAATATTACCTGTAGCACTTCCATCAGCAGTTGTTAATCCTAATGTAAATTTGTCTGCTGATTCATCCCAAATAAATACAGCGTTATTTTGATTACCTCTATTAATTAACATACCTGAATCATTTACAGGTGATCCTGTAAGACCTGCATTAAGCTGGAATAAGTTATCTTCTATATCAAGATTCGTTGTATCTAATGATGTTAAAGTTCCATTTACAGTTAAATTACCTGCTACTGTTAGATCTGAAGCAATTTGCACATCATCTGGCAAAGTAATTGTTACATCTGCTGATTCACTACCGCTTCCAGATACAGTAATCTTATTAGCTGTTCCTGTAATTGTTTGTATATAGTTGCCTGTAGTGTCATTGCCTAAAACAACTGAGTTATCTGCAACACTAGCAGCCTGTATTCCAAGAGCATCAACAAATGCTTTTGTAACTCTAGCATCAATAGCTGAATTAGCTCTTGTATCTGTATAGTATAAATTGGTGTTTTCAGTTAGATCAGCAGTTGTCTTATTACCAAATGCAGAATTAAATCTTGACTGTGTGTAATATAAATTATTAGTTCCCTTCACTTAAAGAATCTGTATCTTTAGATGTAAAAGCAGAATCAAATCTAGTTGTTGTGTAATATAGGTTAGTGCCTTCTGCTAAATTAGTTGTAGACTTAGTTGCAAGTCTAGTATCAAAATCTGTATTTGCTCTAGCACTTGTATAATAAAGATTACCTGATTCAGATAGCTGAGAAGTGTTAAATGGTGATAAAGATATAGTTGGTGTAAAAGTTCCAGCAGTATCATCATAAGACCAACTAATACCAGTACCATTTTGGATTAATGTAGATACCCTATCGTCTACCCTTTCATTTGTATAATAAAGATTAGTATTTTCTGTAATCTCGCTTGTATCTAAATCCAATGAACCGCCTAAAGCTAAAGATTGTGAGTTAATAGTTACGCTTGAATTAGCGAGCTTAGAGTTAGCAATAGAACCAGCAAGCATTGTATTTGTGATTCCAGATGCTTTTACTCTTAGTGCATCACTATCTATTTCAATAGAAGAATCATCTACTGCAACATTTAAAGTAACACTACCAGAAGTGCCACCACCTGTTAAACCATTGCCTGCAACAACGCCTGTAATATCCGCATCATTTGTATTTGCTATTGTTAAAGTTCCAGCAGTATCATCATAAGTAAGCTGTATGCCTGTTCCTGCTTGTAATAAAGCATTAACCTGATCGTCCACTCTTTCATTAGTAAAATATAAATTAGATGATCCTTCTGCTACTGAATCTGTATTGAATGAGATGTTTGCAGATCCATTAAAGCTAACGCCATTAATTGTTCTTGCGGTTGCTAATGTTGTAGCTGTATCTGCATTTCCTGTTAAGTCTCCAGTAACATTACCAGTTAAATTCCCTGCAAATGTATTAGATGCTGTAATGCTTACACCTGTAGTAATAAAAGCTGAGTTAGCAGCATTTCTGATCTTTAATACATTATTAGATGTATCAACCCATAATTGATGTGCGAATGTAGTTGAAGGCTCACTAGCTCCACTATTAACTGTTGCAATAGCAGATAAAGCATTGTTTAGATCAGATCTAAAGTCTGCTCCTGACTGGTTCGCTATGTTGTAATCATGTTGTGCCATATTAAAATCCTATTTTATTAATTTTATACCTATGTTTGATATTTATAAATCTTAAAACATATAAAAATCATATTTGTTTACCATGAACTTAATGATGCTCTTTTCCATGTATTAGTTGCTATACAAACATAGATATAGAATGCATCGTATTTAATTTGCCCTGCTGTTCCTGTAGCAGTTGATGAAGATGGTGCGCCAACACCTATTCTTAATGTAGGTGCATAAACTTGACCTGTAAAATCTGCATTTTGTGATGAGTCAAAAGTTAATGCTAATGAACCATCTGCATTTATTCTAAACTCGCCACTTGCACCACCATCTGCTGATAAAGTTGTGCCACCAAGAGCATCGTAAGCTAACTTAACTTTTGCAGTAGTTCCTGCTTGTATTTCAAAGCTGCCACTTCCTGATCCACTTCTAAGAATTGCATTTGCTTGTATTGTGTTAGAGGAATCAGTAGTAATTTTACCTATTATTAAATCAGGTTGAGCGCCTGTTGCTTCAAAATTACCATTGACAACAAAATCACCATCTATATTTGCATTTTCAGCAAGACTTAGTAATCCAATACCTTCAGTTTCAGAATAACTTAAAACATTATCTAATGGCTCACCATTTAAAGAAACATTACCAGCACTTATGCTACCTGTTACTGTTGCACCTGTAACATTTAAAGATGAAGCTGTTAAATTTCCTGATATTGTTGCACCAGTTGCAGTCATTACTCCTGATGAAGATACAGTAAAATTTCCTGAACCTATATTCATATCACCTGCTGTAATAGAACCTAAATTAGCAGAAATAGCAGCCAAATTAGTAACACTTATTTTATCTGCACCTATAGTGCCTGAAGTTATATTATCTGCATCTAAATTAGTAACTGTAATAACTGAAGCATCTATAGTTCCTGCTGTAATTTTGTTTGCAGATAATGAATTTATCTTTGCATTAGTAACAGCATCATTTAATATTTTAGGAGTAGTTATAGCATCATTTATTATTTTATCTGTTATTACTGCATCATCTTTAATGTCAGCACTTCCTGTAGGAGCATTGCCTATAGTAAAAGTTAAAGTAGCTGGATCTGATTCACTGCCTAATGTATTTAATGAGCTAACACTTGCAACATAATTAGCATCAACTGGTAAAAAGTTTAGATCTGAATTAGTTACATCAACAATAGTATTTTTAACTTGATTTCCAGAACTATCAACAACATTAACTCTATATTGATAATCAGGAAAATCTGTTGGTGTATTCCAAGATAAAAAAGGTCTACCTGTAGAACTAGAATCAGTGTCGGTAAATGCTAATCCTGTTGGAGCTTTTACTGCATAAGCAGAAGGTAAGTTAGCTAGTTCTTCTACTGGCTCTTGCGGTGGTACTTCCCATGTATAAACATCAAAGTATTCTATTAAACTAACTGCAACTAATCCATTGGATTGCAATTCTAATGCTTCAACTCTACAAACTTTACCTGAGAATCCTAAACCTGCATAAGTAAGAGTAACTATATCTCCTACGTTCAGTTTATACATCTCAGGAGTTCCTAAGAACTGCATAGTTGTTTGATTTCTACTTCTAGTTAGGATTGCCTTACCCATGTTATAAGCTATATAAGGGTCGCTTACATAAGGGAACTCAGCTTTAATTTCTAATATTTCATCTCCATCATCAGAATAATAATGTGGATTTGCATTATGTAAAACTGTAGCTGTATCTAATTCATATCCTTTATTTGCATTAAAAAATTCAACAATAACTTTATTTGCTTTTTTGTCTTTATTACCATAATCAACTGATATACCAGCATCAGAAATAATATGATTATCAGTAATACTAAATGTAGAAGAACCTGTATCTTCTATTGATAGTTCATATTTACCATCTATATATAAAAAGATACCACGCATATTTGCAAGTAATTCTTTTGCATTATCCATTACATTTTTATTTGTATCTAAATAACCATTGCAATGAAATCTTTTAACTTTTAATAACGAAGTTCCTGTTTGTGATGAATAACTGCTACCGAAATAATTATTAATAAAAATAATGTATTCTTCATTTGAATCAAAGAATTGACTTCTTCGTATATCTATAATTTCATTTTTATCTAAAACACCATTACCATTAGAATCAAATAAATCTATCAATTCACCTATTTTATTTTGCCACCAATCTTCATTAGCATCAGCACCAGCTATTGTGAAAAAGTTATCACCGCTGTTTGCACTCCAAGTAAGTGATTGAGCTGTACCATTAAAATAGGGCTGGTCAACCTGAGTATCACAAACATTAGCAGCAGAGCTAAATGTAGCCATATTAATTTGTGATGCTGTTAAACCTTTACCATACTCATTGTTGGTTATGTAATCTAAGAAAGTTAGAGCTGGATTATCAGAATGTTTATAAGTAGTTGGAGTTCCAAATTGTTGATTTGTATCTCTTGGGTCATAAACTTTTTTACCTCTTACTTGAACTGTTAATTGTGGCACCCCTGACCACATACCGTGGTTGTCAAAGTTATAATGAGCAGCTATATAACAAACACCATTTAGTTTATGTGCAGAAGTCCAGTTAGGCATAGATGCAACAAGCATAGGGTCTGCTGTTTGTGTTGCAGCTCCATGATGTAGATTCATAACATATCTATATTTTGCAGTAGGGTCTGTGCCAAAACTTCCAGCAGTTAGCTCTAATCCAGCACCATTTTGTGAAACTGTATTTAATGAGCCTGAACCTGAAGATATCTTATCTGAACCAATATAACCGCCATCTCTAAATCTTGCTGAATTAGTTAAAGGATTGCCATCAAGCTCAATACTTCTTCCTAGTATTTCATCACATTCGCCAACTGATAAAGCATAGACTACATATAAATCTCTTGAATTATTGCTTGATACATCCATATAAATAATCTGAGCACCAACTCTTCTAGTTCCATATATAACAGGAATCTTACCGCCAGCAGAAGTTTTATTAGCCATAATGACTTGAGCTCGAGCTTGCATATCTCTAGCTTGTTTATAACCCTTGACACCAACTGACAAAGTAGCAAGTGCTACAGTCCAAGAAACTACAGTAGCTATTGTTGCTGCTGTACCAGCTCCAACTCCTAAAAATGTTAATATTGCAGCTATAACAGCCATTTATTTACCCCACCGAACATCATCTTTAGTTTGTGTAGCAAATTCCATGCCTTTATCACCTGAACTAAATGATTGTTGAGATTCATCAGAAAAATGTCTGCCTTTAGTTAAGTTCCAATTTGCCCAATGTGAAGCAACAGTAAGATTTATTATTGAATCATTTATGGTTTCATTTATACCAACATTTCTTATTTGTCCTTTAAAAAAAGGTATAGCACCAACTATAGTTTCATCATTATTGAAGTAAGCTAAATATATCTCTACTTCTTTATCAGTAAATTCACCATCTTCTACTAAACTTCTTATTTGATTTGTTACATTAGATAATCTAATACCAATTTCATTTACTTGTAATTGACCAGTCTCAGTTGTGGAATCAACTTGTAAAAAAGAACCACCAGCTTCATAGCTATTAGAATCATAAGTTACATTAGAATACCAATCAGTCAATCTAACAGTAGTTGATAAATTAAGCTCAACCAGAAAAGCTGTTTTAGTTGCTGTTGATGATACTTGGGTTTGTAAATCAGTAGATAGACTTCTTGGCATTAGGTAATAACCTCTCTAACATCAAATGAAATACTGCTAAAACCACCAATAGTATCTGATCTTATAATTTCATCGCTTTCCAGATAAACAGTAAAACTTGGTTTATTTACAGTAACAGCTTCATTATCTGCAAGAGTTGTTACTAAGTTTGGTGATATAAGAACAGTTAATTGACCAGAACTATTAGCATCAATATCTGATTGCACCATGTAGACCTTAGAGTGATTAGCAAATTTAATTAAATCACCAGCTTTTAAAGCACCTGTTTGGTTAGCTGTAAATCCATCTATTGCTATAGAAGCATCACCAGATACATGACTTCCAACAACTTGAATATCTGTTTCTGATTTACCAGCACCTAAGTTATCTAATGGTGCGACTATAGTAAAGTCCTCAAAAGAACCTTTTTGTTTTTGTAAAAATGCAAATACTTCTTGAGCCTTTTCTTGTTGTAAAGGTGGCATTTGCACTGTAAAAGAAAAATATTGAGATCCTATTTGTCTGACTTGTTTTCTACCAGATAAAGTTTGGTTTACTAAAGTAGGTCTATTATCTTTAAAATTTAAAGATCTGAAATTTGGATTAGTAGGAAATTGACCAGACATTACACTACTCCCATTTTGCCTTGATTATTCATGGCATTGTTTATGATTGCTGTTATTAATCCTTTTCTTGATGCTAGTAATTGGTCAAATCCAGCAGCATCTACTGTTGATATATTGAAGTTGACTGTAGGAGCAGCTTGCATACCCTGACCTTTTGTATGGTCAATAACTGTTTCGTTAGGATGAACCATAGCCATAAAACCACCCTTGCCATCCATTCCACCTGCTCTTATTCCTTGCCCTGTATATCCACCACCATCAAAGTCAGACATTCCATCTACTGCATTACCAAAATCACCATTAAATAAACTGCCAAAATCACCTATAGCACCCTTGACCATACCAACTAAATTTTGTACTAAATATACCTGTATCAATTCATTAATTACTGCTCTAGCAACTGAAGTAGCTAAATCTTTAAAATCTCCAAATTGCTTACTTGTAATATCAAAAAAATCTGTAAATGCTTTTGTAAGCTGACCATCAACTGTATCTGCAAAACTTTTAGTAATAACAATGCTATCTTTTATTGTATTATTTAAATTATTTGTAGAATCATTATTTTCATCTGTTGATGTTTTAAGTTTATTTTGTATATCAATTTGTTTTTGTTTTTTGTCAATAAAATCTTCTGTTATTGCTACATTATCTTTAGCTACTTGCAGTGCTACTTTATTAGATTCACTAAATGGGTCTTGTTCGTACATTTTCTGCAATTTAGCAACTGTTTCTTCTTGTTTTTCTAATATGGTATTTAATTCTTCCATATCTTTAGTAAACAAGTCAGGTTTTATTAAACCCATAGCTTCTGCAAAATCAAGAATAGCCTTAGATGTATTAACAAATGCACTTTGTAATGGAACTAAAACTTGTCGTTTTAATCTATTCATAGTGTCATTAAATGCTTCAGCATTTCTTATTGTTTCTTCATCTATAATGCCAGTAGCAGATTCAGCTAAGTCATCCATAGCCACAGCACCACTTTTAACGAGATTAGCCATTTGAATACCAACTCTTGAGCCAAAGACTTGAGCTAACAAACCGCTTCTTTTTAGTGGGTCTTCTATAGCTTCTAAGCTATGGAAAAATTCTTTAAATAAATCCTCAGTATTCTTAGTCTCGCCATTAACATCTTCTAAAGAAATGCCCATCTCTTCAAAAGCTCTTTTAGCTAGACCAGTACCCATAGTAGCTTCACCAACACCTTTAGCAAAAAATCTAAGTGCCTTAGTAAATCCCTCTGTACTTATTCCTGATTGTTCAGCAGCAAATTGATATTGCTGCAAGAATGTTGTGCTTACATTTACAGAATCAGCAAGTTTACCAATATCATCAGCTACTTGTAATGCTTGATTTCCAAATTGCACAATTTGTCTAACAGCAAAAACACCAGCAAAAGCACCAGCTAATTTTTTCATAGCTGATTGGGTGCTGTTAATATTTTTATTAACTGAATTAAAACCCTTTTTAGACTGGTCTTGAGCTTTAATTCTTAATTTATAATCAGTTGCCATTTTTTATTTGCCTATTTTTTTCCTCTAAATATGCCATCCATCCTGTAAACTCGGATAAGGTCATCTTTTCTTCTAGTTCCTGAAGTGTGCAATGCAACATTTCAGCTAGATAATATTTAGCAAATAAGTCCTTATCCTCTACTACTTTTTTGCTTGTTCTTCTACGCTTGGTGATGACATGATTTCAGTTGCAACTCTTGCAAGCACATCTTTATCTACACCATTCATAAGCGTATTCTTGTCTGATAGATCAAATACTTTTTCACCATCAGAATCTAAGGCTTTATGTATTAAGCAATAAGCCATTAACGCCACATCATCATCTTTTGCATATCGTTGCAATTTAGACATTTCTGCAAGTGTTAATGGCTTTGCATATACTTTAAGAACCTCATCTCCTTCACTCCATTCAGGTATCTCAATCTCTTTGATTTCTAATGAATCAAAATGAGCTTTAGCCTTATCTATTATTTTCATAGTTCTATGCTGTTGCTAGTGTTAAAGCACCTGTTCCTTGAACAGAAATACTAGCTTCAACCAATCCATCAAATGATGCACTTCTTGAAACACCAGTAACAATAGCTGTACCTGAATAGTATTTTGCAGAACTAGCTGTACCCTCTGGATAGAACTTAATAGTTACGCTTGATCCAACAGTTAAAGCTATTTGAGCTGTATCTGCTTCATCCCAATACACATCTAAACTTCCTGAGAAGGATGTTAATGATGCTAAATGAGTTCTAGCAGCATCACCCATAGATGTTGTTTCAAGAGTATCAGCAGTCTCTTCAACAGAATAAGACCTAATTTCAGCTACAGCATCAGTTCCAACGTGGACTGTACCTTCACTTCCTTTATGTATCGCCATTTTCTTTTACCTCGTTTTTAGTTTTTTTTGAAGAAGATTTAATTGTTTGGGCTGCTTCTTCTTTCCAACCCATATTCAAATATGACTCAACCTTTGACGGATGAGCATCTATAGAAATATTGCCATCTGGACTAATCATTTTCATAATTTGTCTCCTCTATAATGCTACGTCAGGATTTTTTTCCTTGACATAGTAGTTAGTTAGAAAGGTCATTGAGACATACCCAAGTGGTTTCTCACCTTCCGCGTTAAATTCAATTTCAGTAGATTCCAGATAAGTATCTTTTGCTAATCCACCTAATGTTCTATCAGCAGCAATAGCTTCTTCAACCTCTTTACTTATCGTGTCTATAGTATCGTCAAAATTGCTTACAGCTTTTGCATAGCCTTCTACAACAACACTTAGATCTCTACTCATTAATCTATCAGTGCCTATTACTATTGGCTCAGATGTTTCGGACTTTGTATAAATAACTAAAGCTGGAACTGTCTCTAATGGATAAACTCTGGACTCATACACTCTTGATCCAGTAGTTGTTAAGTTGTTTAAAGTAGTACCAAAGTATTCACGCACTTGTTGTCTTACATGATTTGCCACTATATTTTCTCCAACATCAATGCTGAAAAACCAGTTCTATCTGACTGGATATTAACAACAGTATAATTTTGTGCTGCTTTCAAAATGTTTCCATCAACATCTTTAATTGCAGATACATTTAAAGTATTACCAAATGCAATACTAGGAACATCTACAGTTCTGCAATAGGCTATTGGCTTTAATGCTTCAACACCTATTCCTTCTTCTTGTTCAACATATTCATTATTTAAAATGACATTAATTGTTGAAGCAGTGCCACTTGCTATTTGTGTAAACAGCAGAAACACCATGTCCATATTCAATATCAAGATAAGCAGACATATCTTCTTCAGTCTCTAATCTATATTCAGACATTATTGTTCCTCTAATACCAGTGAAACAAAACCTGTATTATCAGGTTCAACAGTTCTTACAAGAAAAGTAGTTTCTGGTTTTAATATGCTTCCTTTATTAGTTGTTATTGCGTTGACAACTAATCTATCTAATTGGGATATGTAAGGTACATCACTTGATTTAACAATTGCTCTTGGCTGATAGCCAGCAACAGGAACAGTACCACCTTCAATATTAAAATATTCTTGATCTATAATAATATTGATATTTGTAGATGCACCAGAGTCTATATCGAACCAAGTATCAATTAATGATGTTCTTGAATCCCAAAGATTGTTTTGTACTTCAAAAAATGTAGCAGTAACCCCATGACCAGTATTAATGTCAACGTAAGAGTTAAAATCTGCTGCACTTTCTAAAGGCATAATTACTTCTTAGCTCTAGTTTTAGGAGCTTTTACTTCTGAAGTTTCTAAACCAACACTTCTGTCAGCTTTTTTTGTTTTTGATTTTTTTGTAGTTTCTTCGGCTTTAAAATAACCAACTAATTGATTGCCAACATCTACATCTAGTTCAACTATGTCTCCAGCAGAAACTCTTTTACCTGCTGCCATAGTGTCTTTTAAAATTAAGTAATTTTTCATATTTAAGATGGTGGAGTTTCCCCCACCATTCCATTTAAGCATTAACTAATTAGTCGCTTGATTTACAGAAACTTACTGCATGTCTTACAGCTACATCGCAAGTCTGAAGAGCAACCACTCTGATTGTTCCAGATTTTGAATGAGTATAAGGATCAACAGTAATATCAAGAGATCCATAAAGACCAATTAATAAGTCTGCAAAGTTACCAAAGTAGTAATCACCAGCAGTAACTTGGTTAGATCTGACAACGTCATAGCCATTAATTTGACCATCTGAGCCAACGATCATTTGACCAAAGCCACTAGCCTTATCTACAGATTTAAGAGTTCCCCAATCTGAAGGTTTAGCAATATACTTTAAAGAACCTTGTAAAGCATTATCAGCACTTACAGCACTTTCCATAGCTACTAATTCAGCAAAAGTAGGTGTTGCAGCAGCAAATGTTGTTGTGTTAATACCTGAAGTTGCAGAAATACCTGTAGGCTGTCCTGAAGAACCAGAACCAGCTAAAGCACCTAAATCAATTGCAAGAGCAATAGCTTCAGATAAGTCATTTCTTACTAGGTTTTCAACATCTAAACTTGACTGTTGAAGCATAAGTCTAGTCATTTCAGTATGTCCACCAATTACTTTTGGAGACATTGTTACTGAACCAACTGTAAACTCACTCTCACCACTATTTCCGCCTTCAGTTGCTATCCAAGCAGCAGCAGAAGCAGCAGTTTTCTTAGGTATTACAACATTTCCTTGTAATCCTCTAAGCATAGTAGCTCCAGCGTTCATTACTGAAGATTTGTTTCTTAATACGTCTATGAAGTCTCCACCTCTGTAATCTTGAGCGATTAGAGTTGCATCATCAGAAGTATTTAAGTCTCTTTGTCCCCAAGATCTTAATAGATCTGCTGGCATCATAATACCTTGTGCAGATTTGCCTTGTATTCTTGCAGCTTCGTTTGAACATTCAAATTCAAATGCAGCAGCTTCTTGAGCTCTTCTATCTGTTGGGTTTGCTAAAGCATTGATTGCTCTCACTAATGAGAACTCTCTTACTTCTTCTTTAGTCATACCAATTTCTGAAGGAGTTTCTAAAGGAGTGTCGTTAGAAATATTTTCTAATAATACACCTCTAAATTCTTCAACAGAAATGCCATCACCGATTGCTTTATCAGCTAGATCTCTTTTGTTGTGCTTAACAGCTAAGTCTATGATTTCTTTAGAATTTCTTTTGAATTCAGCTTTAGCTTCAGCAACAGTTTGTGATCTAACTTCATCAAGATTAATTTCTTGTTTTTCGTTTTCCATTATTTTCACCTTTGTTGTTTGTGTTTTTTGTTTATCTTTAGAACGACCAACTCCGACTAACCTACTCTGATCTGCTGGCACTGATACAGAAGATACTTCCATAGGAGTCCATTCAGCTTTGTAATAAGTTTCATCGTCTTTGTTCATTCTTGTTAATTTATCGACTCTGTAACCAACAGATATATTCATACGAATACCATCAGCTACATCCTCAAAAACTTCGCGAGCTAAAGCAGATTTACCAAATCTAACTACTGCTATTGTCCTTTTAGCAGTCTCATCAAGTTTAAATTCTTCTATCACACCAATTTGCTTGTTCATATCATGATCCAAGAGTAATGGTGCTCTTCCAGATGAAATAAACTCCATGTTTATATCATCAGCAGAATGTCCTAGCACTTCCATGCCAAAACTTCTTTCAACAGGCTCTTCAGAAGAGACTCCAACGCGTACCATTCTTTTTTCTTCATCAATGTATTCAGAACGAGATAAATCAATAGTTCTATATTTCATAGGCATATCAATTACATTTCTTTCTTCTTCATTTGAATCAGACATAGATACTTCATCAGTTATCTCTACTTCTTCACCTTCATGTTCTACATCCTCATGCTTTGCAAACTCAACAACAACAGTGTTGTCAGTTTCACTAACATTAAGGATATGTCTATCTTCTTTATTCATAGATTTCTCCTCACTATTTAGTGGATGTTTTTCCAATTCATTAGAATTGAAATCGTTAAAATCCCTTATAGGATTAATTTTTGTTAAAGTGCTGAACTTATGTCCTACTTCAATATCTGTAGGCTCACCACTTCTATAAACTTGTATTAAGGCTGCTGGATCATCTTCAGTTCCAGTAATAGTTAATTCACTATTAGGAATGTTTATTTTTCCATCCCTTTCAATCTTAATTATTCTTCCTCTAGCTCTACCACCAGCACTATTCCAGCTTACAAAATCGCCTATCTTTAATGCATCAGGCATAGCTCTATCTTCATCTTTTTTCATTTGTTCAACCAATCTTTTTGACCAGCTATATCCAGCATCTCCACCCCATAACGCCCAAGCTATTCTTCCATTAGAGGGATAACCATCTTCACCAGAACTAAATCCTTCTGCCTGCTTATCAACTTGATGTCTGCTGAAATAGCTATACATTCTTTTTATGGTTTCATCAGATAGATTTTCATTTGCTACTATTTGTCTTGCTCTTACAGCTCCAACTCTAGTGCCACCTCTACCAAATTCTTCACGCCAATCTAAACCTTTTTGTGCTTCAGCTCTCATGCTTTGATTAGGTTTACTCATCATCATCTCCGCCCTGTATCTTTGCTTCTACAGGTAGTTTCTGACCAAATGGCTGATAAGCTATTTCAATATCGTATTGTTTTCGCTAGTTCTATTTCTTTTTGATGTTGTTCAAATAATTCTTCTGTATCTCTTCCATAAGAAGCAGATATGTCTGCATAAGTTAAAGTTCCATTTTGTAAACCAACAACATTGGCTTGCATTTCTTTTAATGGATCTATCCAAGAGAATGATCTAGGTATAAAGTTTACTGAATTAGCAAATTTATCAAACTTACCTATTGGTAGGTTGATATAGCCTGTTGATATAGCCATTTCTAACCATGATTGAAATACAGGGTTAATAAAATGCTCAACTACAAACTGCTGATAAATCATATACATAGATCTATCTTCTAAAGCACCTTGCCTTATTGAACTGTAATTAACTGAAGTTAAATCATTAGATAATGAGTGATAAGAAATATTTAAACCAGAAGCTATGCTTCTTAATACGCTAGTTGTAAAAGAATCAAATGCAGATGTAGGATGTGTAGGATCAAATGCTTTAAAATCCATACCTGCTGGTAATTGTTCAAAAACACCAGCTTGTGCATTAGTTGTAGGATTAAATCCATCTTCAAATTCACCATCACCAACATAACCATCACCATCTGGCGAAGTAAAGAATCCCATTTTAGAAGCTCCAACTCTTGCAGCTACTATTTCAGCTTCCAAATAGCCATTTAACATCTTTACATTAGCCATAGCAGTTGCAACTAAAGATATACCTCTAGTTTGTTCTGCTCTTTGTGGTAAGTAAGCATGAATTATTTCATCTGCTGGCACTCTAATGTGTTCTATGTTGCCCATGTATGATCTGTCATAAGGATGTTCTTTAAATAAGTGGTAAGCTACTGGTTTGTCGTACTTATTTACCTCAACACCCATCTTTATTCTATTGCCAGTGCCTTTGTAATAGTCATTTTTAGTTTCATCTAAATGATCTGATTCTAAAAACTGTAATGTGAATCCAAAAGGTGATTCATTAGACTTTATCTTCCTAATTAATACCTCACCATCTCTGCATAAAGATTCAATAAAGATTTTTTGGCAGTCTAAAAAACTTAATCTGCCATTAGCAGTACAATTACCAACCTTAGACCATTCCTTCCATGCACGTTCAATAAGTACGTTTGCACCTATATCCAGTGATCCATCATCATTTCTTGCTTTTGAAGATACTCTTATGCCGTGTTTACCAATAACATTAGATACCATTAAGTTAAGATATCTTGATATATATGAGTCATTACGTGCTAATTCTCTTGCTCTGTCTCTTAATATTCTTATATTGTCTTTAATTTCTGCATCAGCACTTGTAGATGATGTAATAAAGTCAGCAAATAGCCTTCCAGTGTTAGCACCAGAGTAACTTCTTTTAAATGTTTGTTTTTTTTGTATTTTAGGATTATCTAAACCTAAAATTCTGCTATACCATGCCATTATTTAGTAAACCTCACCTTGGGTGTATTTCCTGTACCCTGTCCGTTTCTAATTCTTGCTAGTTTTATTTCTTTTAAGTATTCAGCCTTATATCTATCTCTAAATGTCATAAGTTCATCTATAGACATTCTGGATAGTGATCTACCAGCAATAGACATTGAGCTTTGATCCATTGATGCTCTGTTTTCAATAACAGCTTCTATTGCATCTACTACTTTTTTAGCATGACTTCTAAGATCAGCATTTGTATTAGCTAAATTTTCGGTAATTGATGTTCTACCTGAGTCCACCATGATTCTATTAGAATCAGAAGTCTTGGTTATATATGCTTCCCAGATATAATCACCAACTGAATAGCCAGTTGTAGATGATGATGCTGCTTCTATGTAATAAGTAGAATTAGCTTCTACAGCAGTAAGTGTAAATTTATGTATTCCACCACCACCTGAGTCGTTATGGAACTCAAAAGTAAGTGAATATGATGCTATGGGATAGATTTCAGCTAAATCATCACGTTTCCATGCCCAAAAATCACCCAATACAAGTGTACTAGGTTCTTTTGTTGGGTAGTTTTCTCTATCAAATGCGTTAGACAAGCAAAAACCTCGTTAATTATTATTAGATTAATCTACTAATAACACTAAGGTGCATAACCTAATTGTCAACTCTTGGGTATGATATTTATATATTTATTTCCAAGAAGTAGCAAAATTACCTCTATTTATGCCTTTTTGAGGTGAATTTTGTGATTTTTGTTGAGGTTTAGACTCCTGAGTTAGTATTTTATGCTCAATACTATCAAAATTAGGATTTAAGATGTAAATAGCTGCAAAATTGTAGACTAAAGTATCTAATGCTTCATTTCTTGGTCTTATCTGCTTCCAAGCAAGGGTTTTTCTTCCTCTAACAAACTTAGTGATTCTTTTCTCTGCTGTAAGCTGTTTAAAGTATTCCTCATCAAGGTCTGAGCAGAAATGTAGAGTAGTTTGATCAGGATCAGTTGCTAATCTAGCAAAAACAGCTTCTTTTGCACTATCAGTACCAACACCATAAAGAACAGCCTTGTTTTTACCAACAAATGTAGGTCTATTAGCTATAGGCTTAGCCAGCAGTAGATAAACCTTTAATTGCAAAGACTCTTCTACCTTGTCTTGGCTTAGTAAATTGATAAACCATGTTGGTATGGTGTCCACCTGAGTCAATAGTGGTGCAAGATATAGGGTATGATTCTATCTGAATCTGTTTTAAATCTTTTCTTTAGGTAAGCATCTAAGTCTGACCAGACATTCTGACTATTGGGATCTCCCCAAAATATCTTGTAATCACAAACATAGGCTAAATAATCTTTACCCCATCCCACCAATTGCAGCTCTATCCTATCCTTCTGGACATCACATCCAGCAGTTAGAACTAATACTTCTTCTGGAATGTTAGTAAAGTCATAGTTTAATCTGCGTTCAAGTAGTGTTTCATATTCAACAGCATCACCCTGTTCTTCCCAGCTTTCGCCAAGACTTGTATTTATAAATGTTTTTAATGTTTCTGGATTCTTTTTAGCTTCTAAGAAGTTCTTTGCCATATCAGCCCATGTAGACCAAACACTATATAACTCTGAGATATGAAATCCTGCTACTTTGTTTGTTGGTTTAGTTGCTATCCATTCGCCATTTTTAATCATCCACTGTTTTTTAGATTCGCTAATAACTGCACCACATCCATCACATGCGTAATTAGCTGTTTCTGGTTTTTCATCATCCCAAACTACGTTTTTCCATTTTAAAACCTGTTTATGATTACACTCTGGACAAGGTACATGGTAATAACGCTGATCTGATTCTTCAAAAGCATCTTCAATTGCAGATATACCTTTTACAGTAGGAGTGCTACACATAAAGATCTTCCTATTCCAGAATGTTTTGGTTCTTGCTATTGCGAGTGATATTGGAGATCCCTCAGAGCCAGCACTTGTTTCATATCTATCAACTTCATCCATTAATAGGATTCTGATTGGTCTTGAAGCAAGTCCACTAGCACTGTTGCTACCAACTATAGAGATATGACCACCAGCAAATGCTTTGTGCATAGTTGTATTACCACTATCTCTGCTTCTAGCATCTTTTACAGAATCTTTTAACTTATCACTATCTCTTATCATGGCTGCAAGTCTATCTTTACTAAATGCTTGTCCCATTGCTAATGTTGGCTGTACGCAAAGCATTGGGGATGGGTTTTGGTCAATGTAATAACCAATAGCATTAAGTAAAATTTCGGTCTTACCAACCTGAGAACTAGTCATTACAACTATACGTTCTATGTTTGGATTGTTAAAGGCATCTAAAATACCACGCTGGTATTCAGCTCTATCAGTTCTCCACTGACCAGCTTCAGCAGAAGATTCAGGTGATAGTCTGCGGTACTTATCCGCCCACTCTGATATTTTAAGTGTTGGTGGAGCTTTCCAAATCTGATTGGTCTTGCTCACTACTTTGTCTATATTTTTTAGGTATTCCATGTTGTGCTAATTCATCTAATGCTTCATGCACTTGATCTTTTATTAATTCCTCTGCTTCTGAGTATGTATCTATTGTAATAACTTGATGTGCAACTCTTGATGGTAGTGCTAATAGCTTTGCTCTAGCATTAGCTACATAATCAACCCAAGTATCTTCAACCAATTGTGATGGTATTAAACTACCTTCCAACTCTTCTACTTCTAATTCTGCTTTTCTAGCTTGAGCAGCAGTTAGTTTAGTTTTTTCTTCAGCAATATCACCTGATCCGCTTCGTTTATGATAGCCACCAAGTTTTCTTAGGTATGAGATATATGCAACTCTGCAAACATCTATATTTAAAGGGCTTCTACCTTGTTTTGAAGGTAAGATACCATCTCTAATCAATTCTGAGACTCTTTTAACTGATAAATCCAAATGGTCTGCAACCTCTCTTTGTGTAGCCATACAGTGCGTTTATTACCCTATTAGATCTAGGCTGACGCTAGAAAAAAAGTGTGGTCGACATAAACCCATGATATTTGCTGTAGAAGAACCTAGTAATGGGGGGTGTATCATCTTCTTAATATCCTTCTCATTTCTTTATCTAAAGCTTTAGCCATGTTATTTTTTACAACACCACTAACAGTCTTAAAAAAATCAAATCTTTTTCTAAAGTTTTGTTGTTTAGATAGATTAACCATCATTCTTATTTTAGCTCCAGCAGATGAACCTGTAGCGTTTCTTCCATATCTCTCCCAGACACCATAACCTGCATTAGAAAAACCTTTTGGGACTCCAACAAAATATTTATTATCATTACTAAAATATTTATTCCTGTTGCCTGCTGTTATGTTTCCATATTGATTGGTCTTAGTATTCTTTGTTGGAATTATTACATTGCTCTTTTGTGGTGTCTTAGGCTTACCACTAAGGAATGGTTCTAAATATTCTGAAGGCGGTTTACCATAGCCACCTTTATTTCTTATGAACACTAATGCAGATAAGTCTTTAGGTTTAGCTGCAAACACTAAAACACTCTTCACTGTTTTAGATACAGGCTTATCAAAACTTTTAGCAAACTGACTTCTCATTGCATTTGCTGATTTAGCTGCTACAACATTTATACCATCTGCAACTATCTCAGGCATGTGCTTCTTTTGAAACATACCTAACTTTTTATTCAGCTCTTTAACATTAGATTCAATCTTTATACTTACAGTCATTTCTTCCTCCACCATGTTTGAGTCTCAAACTTAAGTCCTAATTCTTTTGCCTTACGTCTTACTGTTGATGGGTGAACATCATAAGACATAGCTATATCATGGCTGGACTTACCCTGTTTAATCTTCTCTTTTAATTTATCTTTATTTATTTTCACTATGATAATTATAAATTTTTGCGGTAATCAATCAACTTTTTTAAGTACCATTCTGCCTTTTCTAAATCTTGTATATTCTCGTCTTTAAGTCTATTTCTGTGCATATAACGAAGTATTTGCCCCTCCAAATAGGCTTCAAATCCTTTAGTACCTAACTGTTGTTTAATGTAATCAATACACTCAACGCCACCCTTGTTGTAGTGCGGTGGTTTGTTTACTAAATCTGCTTTCATTTGCTTCTCCAGTAACCTTTATAACCAATTAAATATTTTAAAGCTGCAATTACATTTGCTATATCATCTGCTGTAATCCAAGGCTTAGATTCTAAACCCATAACGCAATGCCAAGTTTCTTTATGTGATGTGCATCTCTCTAAATCTATTTCTGTTTTCCAATCACCATCTATTAATAATTCTAAAACCTGATGCTCTTTGTCTAATTTCCAATTACCCCATGATGTGATTTCAGGTGCTGGCGGTTCTGCTAAAATCTCTTTTAAAGATCTAAAACCTAATTTATTAATTCTAGTTGTTTTTTGTTTATTCATTTTTTTCTCCTTTTAGTTAATTCGTTTCTACATTTCTGTATGACCTTCTTCTTTGCACTAGATGATTCAATGTAATCATTTAAATCTTTAATCGTCATACTCTTTAGATAGTAATGCTCAGTAGTTGTCTTGCCTGTAGCTCTATCCCTTATCTTCTGGCTTGCCTTTAGTTTCATTGGCATCTGCTTTCTCCTTCTTTTTGCTTCCAAATATCTTGTCAAAGTTCTTATTAAATTTATCTTTATCGTATGGCTTTACTGAACTACCTTTACCGCCATGCCATTTGCTCATACTTCATTGCCCCAAACATCCCATCCATTTTTTTTATCTCTAGCAAACATTTCTAAATAATTATCAGGAGACATTTCTTCTACCAAATCATAAAATTCTTTAGGTTTTGTCGAGTGCTTTCTAGGTGCGTTAGTGTTTATCCAATTTAACTTTCCGCATCTTTTAAATTTTTGCATTGGTTTTTTATAAAATCCCAGCAAACAAAATTCAGTAGCAAACTTGTAAGCAAAGTTTGGAGTCATGCCATTATGTTTGTTCCAAACTAAAGTTAAGTGATAATTAACATCCCATGCTTTAAGAACATCAAAAGTATATGGAAGCATTTTGTTAGTAGTCCATGTATATACATGACATCCTAAATTAGCAACATCTCCTATTGGTAATGACTTTATTTCATCCATAGTCATTGTTGGATAATCTAATTTGTTTGCTTGTTTTTTTCTTCTGATATTTTTACCAGACATACTTATATTCCAAGGCGGATCAAGAACTATGGTGTTATATTTTTTGTTTGGAAATTTAAACAAAACTCACTCGCTTAAACATAATGTCCAGATTCTTTTTCTTAAATGTTTCTTTGGCTGATAGATAATCTGGGTGCATAAACCTAAACAACTCTTCAACACTAAAAAGCACTACATCTTTATCAGATCCATGCAATTCTTTTAATCTAGGTATTTGTGTATCTGTATCACAAACAATAGCGATCTTGTTGTCTCTGTATTTGTAGCATCTAAAATCATCTTCTAATTTGCTGTAGCCATTATCAGCAGCTTTATCTACCAATGCAGAATATGCTCTATACATCATTTCAATCATCTCAATCTTTTTCTTTACAGGTGATTCAATTAAAGATTCATCAAATAACATTTGTGCTTTACAGAACTTAATCTCTAACTGAGCATCAACACATTTAAATAATCTCTTCTTACCACCCCATTCACGTTCTATAGAAGTTTCATAAGATCTAAAATCTTTTAATTGTTTTTCTAATGTTTCTTGTAAATAATTTTTCATAGGGATCATTTACAGGGAACAGGGATATACCTATAGGTATATATCCCTTCCCTCCCTGTTAATTGTTGATTTTGGTATAAAACTTCCCTCATTCTTCCCTCTAACTTCCCTCTACTTCCCTGCTATTCAAACTTAGGAGCTAATTTATGGTACTCAGCAGATTGATATCCAACTGTTTCCAGATACTTAACTTCCTCTAATTCAACTAATTTTTTTAATAATTTCTTAATACTTTCAACTGACATGATGTTTCCATTGGAATCTCTTACCTTGTCTTTTAGATCTTTTGGGAAAAAGTAATGATCTTCAGGGTGGTCTTTATCAGCAAAAATAGACTCACGTTCTAATGCTTCTAATACTAATTTTTGTTTATATGTCAGCTTATCTTTAGACTTAAAATCTATGTCAGTAAGCTCTAAGAACCCACTGGTTAGTTCCTAATCCTTCACCTATTAGATCTACTTCTTTAAATACAAAGTTCTTCTCAGACATTCCCTGACCATCTTTATTGAGTGTTTGTTGAAAAGATACAAACATCTCTTCACTCTTATCTGTTCTTTGCACTTTAAATTCATAATCCTAATGAAGCACCAATAACACTTGATCCTCTTGCTCTATTACCTTCATGCCCAGAATGATGAACAATACATACGTTGCAGCCATATACAGATATAAGACCATCTAATTGATGGATAAAATTACCTACATCTTCTGCTGAATTCTCATTACCACCACCAAAGTTTCTCTGGAATGTATCTACTACTATCATTCCTATATCACCCTCAATAGCTTTAATTGCTTCTATCTCTTGGGTTAATCTCTCAAAATCATCTTTATCACCAATTCTTACAGCTCTATCTGATAGGTATAAAGGTATCGCCTTCAAGCTGTATTGTGCTTGTTGCCAAGCTGATAGCCTTCTCTTAACACCTCTTTGCCCTTCTCCACATATATATAGCACTGGCTTTTTGAATGATTTATTCCCATAAAAGTCTTGACCAGATGCAATAGCACAACTCATAGCAATAGCTACAAATGACTTACCGCTTTTAGGAGCACCATATATCTGCATTAAAGACTCAGTTTCTACAACATCTTTAATTAACCAATTAGGATTAGTTACCTGACTTAATACTTCATCTGCTCTGGTAAAGGTTATAGATCCCTTTTCCTTCTTTTCTTGTACTGTTTCTATGTATTTAGTTAATGAATCATGCGTAAAATCACCACGTTCAGCAGCATCCCATAAATCATCTTTATCATTAAATGTTTCAGGTGGCTGTATAACCTTAACTTTAGATCCATTTGCCTTTAGTTCTTTAGCTATTTCATTAGCACACTTAATACCAGCTTCATCATTATCAGCCCAGACATAAACATCTCTACCATAAATACCTGACCAATCTGTTTTATTCCATCCTGTAGCACCACCATGCCAACAACAAACGTCATAATCCCAGATACGTTCTGCTCCACGCATTGCTTTCTCACCCTCATTAACTATTACAGGTTTCTCTGGATGTTTGTTTGTTATATATAGTGGTAATAAACCTTCTGGTCTTTTCATTGACCAAGTGCCATTAGGATTTAAGCTAAAAGGTGCATACTTCATAGGCAAAGCTGAGTGCCTTAACACCATAAAGTTATCTGCATATTTAACTTTAACTTCTGATTGTCTATATAGATCAACCATTTGCTCCCTAGAGAATGATCTTACTTTACTGGCAATAGGGGTACTGCCATTTACAGTGGAGCTAGGGGTTTGTAAAGTAAGATCATGACCAAACTGTTTTAAAACTTCTGAGACATCTTTTCCATACCTTTCGATTAGCCATTTAACACCACCGCCTTGACCTTCTTCAAAGTCATAGAACTGACCAGTCTCAAGGGTAAATACTAATGAACCTTTATTACCCCATCGCCATTCATCTGACTTCTGGACTTTTGGTTCACCTAGTATTTGCCTTGCTACATCAGGTGCTATTTTTTGCCAATCGTAATCTTGCATTTAGAATGGAATATCATCGTCAGTTAGTTCTTGTCTATCTATCTGAGCTTGCGTTGCTGCTGCAACCTTTTCACTCATACTAACTTCACCATCTGCTATCATTGGCTCTTCCCATACAGGAACAACAAAATCTGCTGGTCTATCCTTCCATCCTAAAAATGTAAATAAAGGTACATTAATATTTAATGCCTTTAACTCAATAACTTCATGGGTATTTGTGTATGCAAATACTGGCACTTTGCCTTTATTAGTTTCTATGTCCTTGTAGAACTCTACTGCTAACTTTTTAAATGCTTGATACTCACCAAAACTAAACCTAGACCATAAATATTGCTTATTATCATTAGTATAAATATTCATACTAAATGCTTCTTTAAAACCTTCTTCTGGTTTAGGTATTTTTACAAAAGGCACATCAGAGTATTTAGTTTCATAAGTACCATTCCACATACCCCAACCAGTTTTAATAGTATCTGGGCATATCATTATCTTATCTAAACCAACTACCTCACCGCCTGCGTTCCAAGTCTTATCAGCATTTTTGTGCATAATAAAACTAGTTCCAGTTTCACTTACATCATTTTCAAATATCGTACTCATTCTTCATTCTCTCCTTCTTAATGTATAGTTCTATCGCCTATACTGTTTATATAAATGCGTTCAAGATATTCATAATTGGACATCTTGTAGCTCTCGTAACTCTCTTCATTAATGATTCCTAAAATTTCACATGCCTTATTAATCTTTTCGTATCTATCCCTGCAAAACCTTTCAAATTCATCATCTTGATACATTGCTTTTTCCTAATACTTTAGTAATTTTTTGGCATACCTCTTCCAGAGGACACATATATACAACTTGATTATTCTTTGGTGCAGAAGATATTAGCCAAGCTGGTACAACT